GAAATAAAAATTCTTTAAGGAACAATATGTATCAAAGTCACGAATGGTGGTTTCCAGATGGAGAAACTCATTTCCCAAAAATGTTAGAAAAAAGTGTCAGCAAAGGGCTTCCCCCTGAGTATCAAGTGGCTGTGAGGCAGCTGAGTATGAAGTTTTGCAAACAACAAGGACTGGCATTGGATATTGGTGCCAACGTTGGTTTATGGTCACGGGACTTGTGCAAAGAGTTTGACACAGTGGTAGCTGTGGAGCCTGTCAAACAGTTTCGCGAATGCTTGACCCGCAATGTACCCGACAAAAATCTCACGGTGGTCAATTGTGCGTTGGGAGCCGAAAGCTCTTGGATTGACATGGTAATTGAGAAAGACAATTCAGGTCACAGTCATGTGAACACACAAACCATGGGGCAAGGACAAATACAAATGATGACCCTGGATGAATACATGGAAACCATCGATCGTCCCAAAGTGGACTATATAAAAATTGACTGTGAAGGGTACGAATATCAAATCATCCAAGGCGGCAAGCAAACACTAACCAGAGACCGTCCCATCATGGTGGTAGAAGACAAGAAACACAAGGATGTGGGGCATGTGTTTTATGACCGGGCCATAGCCACGCTGATATCTTGGGGGGCCAAAGAACTAGGGCGTGTGCGAGCCGATGTGATATTGGGATGGTCATGATAGATCCAGCATACCAATTACAACTTCGCGAATTGCATGGTCAAAATCGTTTTGATCGAGGTCGAAAAACCTATGGCATAGTAAAAGATTTTCTACGCACTTACCGGCCAGCCACTGTGTTGGATTTTGGTTGCAGCCAAGGTGGACTGATGTCAGTGATCAATCAAGAACATCCTGACATAAAAACCACTGGGTATGATCCAGGTGTGCCTGAATATCAACACTGGACTGGGCAGTTGGTGGATGCTGTGATCAGCACAGATGCCATAGAACACATAGAACCTCAGCACCTGACAGAAACGCTGATCAAAATAAATTCAGTCATGCAGATGGGGGCTTGTTTTCGTATTGCTTGTTATCCAGCCAAAAAGTTCTTGCCTGATGGGCGCAATTGTCATCTCATTGTGCAGCATCCTGACTGGTGGAGACAACAACTGCTGACTCACATGCAGGTGTCAATTGCCAAAGAAACTGTAAGCGTGGTAGATGAACGTCACAAATGGTCGCATGTGGTGGGTCACAATTACGACGTGGTCTTGGTCAAAAAACCCTAATTATTTTTTTATAAACGGCAAGAATTTCTGGTAGATTCTACCAGTGCGGCCGTCTTCGTCACTCCAGTGTGCTGAAGACAAATCATACAACCACTGCTCGCGTTCAAACTGTTTGGGATTTTCTATGTTGTTGATGTCATGATTGGCCACTTGCCAACTCACACAACTTTGGTCATCCACAAACACAGGAATACCTTGTAACACCGCAGCCACGCTGGCGCTGCTGTTGAAAAATACAGCACTGTGAGCTCCTGAAAGATTGTTCAACAATGATGTGTTCACACAGTCTAGCACATGCACATTCATTTTTTGAAAATATTTGGTACGGCGAAATGGATCAAAATCTCCAGCTCGATAGTCCCCTGGATGTGGTCTTATGTAGATTGTTCTGTTGGACACTTGACGAATCTGTGAGATTTTTTCTGCCAGCCATGCCATGGGCTGCAGACTTTTCATTGCAAAGCCGCCATCACGTTGCATGCAAATCAACACATGGCCGTTTTTTGCACTGTTGTACGGCATCATACCTACTCCCACTGCGGCACTGATTTCTTGCCATTTGTGCGCTGTGCTGTTGGCATTGGCATATTCAGCACGATCATAAAATGGACCATTCAAACTGTATCTTAGATAGGTGCCAGCATTGTCAAGATATTTCCAACATGAAGCATCAATGCACAAAGTGTGCCAGCCTCTGCTTTGTTGTTCGGCAATAATTTGTTTGCGTAAGGTTATGTTGGGTCCGCCGGTGTTGGTGGTGGCCCATCCCAGTATCACAGCCAATCGACTGGGCCTATACTGCGTGTCCCATTCTGTGATCACAGTGTCGCCTGTAGCCGCCACACCCTGTGCAAAATTTTCCAAACAAGAAATTTTACGTGGATGCTTTCGTGGATTGGCCACACTGCTTACGTAAACTGTGCAGTCAGTGGTCATTCAGTATTCTCCAGGCAGTGCCATTTCTCATGTCTTGTTCAGTGAACTGACAATAGGCCAAATGCGCTGCCCATTCTTCAACTTCGTCCATGGTGGGTATGTTGAGATTTTCAATGGCTGACACTGATCGACTGCACAAACTTTGAGCAGCATTAGGCCCTAGTGTTATGGCTGGTTTACCAAACAACAATGCTTCGGTGGCAGCAATGCTTGAAAATGTTATCAAACAATGTATGTCATCGCTCAGAGCCATTTCCATAGTGTCTTGATTTACACGCACACTGCGACTTTGTTTGCGTCTCACAACAACTTCTCGATCAGTGTGGGCATTGATTTCTGCTTGTACTGATTCTAGCCAGGTGTCCAAATTGATGTCATAGAGATTCAGCAGCTTCTGGCTGGGAGGTGCCAACAAAATTTTACTGCCGCGAGTGAATTTCTTGGGTTGCCAGCCAGTGGCCGCCAGCCTGTCTCTAGGTCGAGATATAACCGGCCCAACGTTTTGAACGTCATTGCGTGTGATACGGTGATAGAGCTTTTTCTTGCCGTTGCCAAAATATCCAGTGTCAATGTAATAAAAATCTCGTCCTGCTTCACGACATGTGTTCATTTCTTTGCGTTTGGTTATGCCACGCAACACTGCTGGAACCGTTGCACTTTGGCTCTTGGCCCAGGTGCTAATTTGCCCGCCGCAGCCTTGAACAAAACTTTGCAAAATAGGATCATACATGTGACCTTTCCTTTCATATCTATATTCACTGTCTATGGCATGTACAGTCTGATTGTCTAAGGCTCGTATTTTTTCAGTCAGTGCTTCTAAGCTCAACCCATAATATTCGCCTGCTGGGTCCACACGATATTTGATCAAATCTCTAAACAATTCTGTCAGTTCTGGTGGCACCATGTCCAGTTCATGTTGAGGCAATGGTGCAAGTTCTTGTTCTTGTTCTTGTTCTAGTTCTGGTAACCCTAAATCTAGTTCTTGTTCAGGCAGTGGGGTTTGTTCTTGTTCCATGTTATGTTCTTTGCTGACAGTAGTCAGTTAATAGTCTTTCCTTGTGCCAGTCTTCTGCAAAATCGCCTGCATCAGCAAACTCATGAAAGCAAGGTGTACCCAAGGTGTAGTGTACCAGTTTGGCATTGGGGTTGTGGTTGTATTCAACATCCAACCAGTTCCACTCCGGGGGCAGTTCACCAATACGCTCATCGTCCAACCAGGTAAACCTATGCAGTTCTGCACCTGTTGACTTTTGCACAAACTCAGGAGTTAGTTTACGATTGGGGAAACTGTTGCAGTTCCATAGGATCACACTTGACCAGTTTTTGCGTGGATAGTCTTCGTTCCGGCTGCCAAGATATTTTTCAGTCATGCGTGTTTTATAATCGTGTTTGACCACCATGACGTCTTTGGCAAGATTTTGCAACTCCCACAGTTTTACAATGTCGTCACGCAAGATCATGTCACCGTCAATGAATATGGCCCAACCTGAGTAGTCCATTAAATGTGGCACAAGAAAGCGACTGTAGATAAACTGATTGCTGCCATCAGTGTGTGTTTCGTCGTAGTCCTTGAACAAGTTCAGTGCCACAGGAATAATTGCCACCGGCTGACTGGCATGTCTGATAATCGAATTCACACATGTGTGATATGCAATGGCTTCTCTAGGATCGTATCCCACAAACACAGGAATTGGTTTCATTTTTTACGTTCTATGTCATCTTCAACACAGCGTTCACCGTATTGTATTTCAATCAACTTCAAAGGTTGATCAGTTTCGTTGCACAACTGATGCCATTCGTTGACTTTGATAAATGTATGCTCATGCATGGTCAGTTGACACTTGACTTCTTGATCAGTTGATGCCTCATCCAAGGTATACACTGTGGCGTCACCTTCGGCCACAAACCAAAACTCTGCACGGCTGTCATGTCGTTGCATGCTCAAGCAGGTTTTAGGCATCACAGTGAGTTCTTTGAGTTTGGTGTTGGCACCTACTTCGTGCAACACACGATAGTAGCCCCAGGCACGATCAGTTCGAGGTGTTTTCCATTCTGTCAGTATCCACGAACTTGAATTCATTTTGTGCTCGCCACCTACACCAAAGCGAAAGTCCACATCATCAAACACCATTTCAGGTATATTGTCGGCAGTACGGTCTCCGCCATTGGCAAAGATAAACTTGGTTCTGGGCACAGTATAGTATGTACGAGCAACACGTATAGCATCTATAGCAGTGTTGTCATCATCATTGAACTCAATCACACGATCTACCATGCGTAAGTTTTCAATGATGGCTCGACGTTCCGTGGCAGGCATGAATGGTCGACCTTTTTTGCGTGTGAGCCAAGCATCGCTGTTGATACCAACCACAAGTCTATCGCCCAAGGCCCGGGCAGCTTCGAAATAGGCTATGTGCCCAGAATGCAGTGGATCAAACCCACCTGTAACAATTACAATTTTCATGCGGGTATTTAACCGATGTGATCAACGCACCACCAAAAAGCTGTCCAAGCTGCAATGAAAAATATCAGCAAGAAGAATTCCATTTCTGCTAAATCTCGTTGCCAGCGTTCTCGATCAGTCATTTCAAGTCAGTTTTATTTCCACAGTACTACGTTTGTTGCCCTGACTTGACACTATGTCAACAATTTCAAACCCATCTACGCCTATAAAGTTAGTAGGCGTTCCTTTGGTTCTGAGATCCAATATAATACGTGTGTCTTTGTGTGAGTGTTTTTTCATCAAGTCAATATATGTCTTTACAGGATAGTGATGTCCACAGCTGAGCCAAGATGTGATCAAATCAAATTTTATATTTTCATCAATATTGATGTTGTTGGTATCGATCAAGTGATAATTTTTTGTGCCTAATTCTTGCAGTTTGGCATTTAAAAAGTCAAAAGTATGATAAAAATACAAGTTATCTGACGTTGTGTTCCAATTGCCATAAGAAGCAGACTCAGGTTTGTTACTATTTTGTTGTTGATCACCATCCAGTAACCACAACTCTGTACCGTACTTTTCTGCAAAACTGCGAGATTCGTGGGCAAATCCGCAACCAATGTCCAATAGCTTGCCAACAGGCTGCGACAAATAAGCGTCAACTGTCTCAAAATTGGCTCGTTTTTTAGCAGTGTATCTTTCTTTAGTCCATTTTTGGGCCCAAGCAGCAGAGTCGTGTGCTCCTTTGTCTGGATTGTCTATGTAGTTGTTTAAAGGGTCTTTTTGTGTCATAATGTATTTAGTTTATTAAACTGTGATATCTTCCATACCTGCTGTGCGCAGTCGCACCACGTGACCCATTTGCCACTGCTTGGTATCCAAGCCCTTCATGATGCCCAGCCAACGATTGCGTAGTAATGCCACTTCGTTGATGATGGTTTCAAAGTCCACAACTTCTTCTTCACCGTCCACATACTTTTCAGCATCACGTGCTGTGAGCGCACGAGCATAGCCTTCCAAATACTTCTTGAAGTGCCGGGTACGTATCTTGCGCAGTTGGATGTTGAGAAAGTTCAACACAGCTTCAATCTCTTGCAGCTGATTGAACCTGTGTTCAGTTATGCCCGGCAAGGCAGTGATGTTCTTTTCTACCAGGCCGCCAATTTTGCAGTCACGCTTGGCATCTGTGAGTTCTGACTCAAAGTGTGCAATGAAATCAGGTATGTTGCCAAGATCAGCGACTACTTTACTGTACCACATCAGTAGTCATCTTCTTTGTTGTAGTTGTCCTCGTCATCAAACTCTTCTTCTTCTTCTTCTTCTGCATAGTCTTTGTCATTGTCCAAATATGCAGTCAGGGCTTTCTTGATGTCTGAATCACCTTTGAAGGCTTCCCGGATTTCTTCAACGTCATGATCATGATCAATCAGGATAGACACAATGCTTTCGGCAGCATCTATACGATCTACCACGTTGACGTATCGCTTTAGTTCGCCCCAAATTTCGCTTGCTACTTCTGCTGACATTTTATTCCTCCGTTGCGTCGGCTGTACTTACCTCAGTTTTGATGTTCTTGAAGTCAATCATGACCTTGTCCAAGCACCCATCATCATTCTTTTCCCATGCTTTACGGAACTTCTTGATGATCTCGCCTTCGCTGGTGGTAAACACCAGGCTGTTGCCTTCACGCTTGAGCATTTCTTTTTTCTCAATCAAGTCCACTAGGCCACTGTAAGGACTCATACCTGTGGTGTAAGGAATCTTGACCTGTACGCCTTCAAAGGGTTTGGCATAGCGGGTTTTCATAACTTTACAGCCTGCACGAATACCGTTGACGTCACTCACTTTGTTGCCGTCCTCATCCTCTTTCAGCTTCATCTTCTTCATGGCCACAACAATTGAGCTGGCGTAAATGAAACCTTGACCGCCGGAGATTTTATCATCAGGGTCAAACATGTCTTGGCTGGCGTATGTGTGGTTGGTACAAACCAAGCCCACATTGTAACTACCAAACATGTTCACACAGTTACGAACCAATGCTGTCAGTGCCTTAGGCTTACGGCCCAGATCACCTTTCATTTCGCCTGCATCAAACTGGTTCACGTCTGTGGGAGTCAACAGCATGCCCAGTGAGTCAATTACAAACATGACCTTGGGACGCTCGCCTTCGGGCAGGGCTTTGTAATCGCTCATGAATGTACTAATAGTCTTGGCAACATCGTCAATCATGGCCATACTCAACTTGAGCAGTTTACTTTCGCTGGTGTCCACACCCAAGGCTTTGAGCCAGTCTTCGTCAAGTGCGTTTTCACTGTCAATCAGCACCACAAAGATGCCTTGCTCTTGTGCGTTCTTCACAATGTTGCCTGAACAGATGTACGATTTACCTGCGCCCGAGTCACCAGCAAACACTGTGACCTTGCCCAGAGGAATACCGCGATTGAAATCGCCTGAGATCAAATAGTTTAGTGCATAATTGCCTGTTGAAATCCAGTCTGTAGGATCGTTAAAACCGATGCTTAGTCCATCGATTGATTTTGTAATTTCTTTACGGAATTTTGAAACGTCAAAGGGTTTACCCATGAATCACCTATTATTTTTAAAGAACACAGAGGGGGAGCCCCTCTGTGTGATTGCTGTCAATTACTTGGCTTGACGGCTACGGATCATGGCCAGGATATCCTGGGCGTTTTGTCCCGAAGCTGCAGGCTTGGCCACTGGTGCCACTGCTACAGGTGTGTCGTCT